AGCTTCGCGCGCGCGCCGGCAAGCGATGCATGGACGGAAACGAGAGCGCTTGCCCACCCATCGCCGCATTTGGCATGGTACTCGAGAACATATACCCGCTGCGTCATCCTGTTCCCCCCGCTGTTTTCAGCATAGCCTTGCCCCGAACAGCCTGCCGGCTACTGGGATACGGAGATATAATCAGCGCGTGCCGCTGGAGACGGTTTCGGAAGCCCATCCTCCGAGAGTCCTGCAAGGTGCATTTCCAGCGCCTCGGCTAGACGTGCCCGCACTTTCTCAGGAGTCGTACCGGTTGCCACACAGCCAGGAACGTCAGGGATATACGCGGAGAATCCCTTTCCCGCCCTCTCTATCACCACAAGGTATTCCATGGTCAGCGCCTCCCTTTTAGTCGAGCTTGCTTGAGGATGCTGTTTAGTGTTCCCGGCGCGAGTTCATCGCTGAGCGCGCCGGCTATGGTCACGCGGCCAGGCTTCACGTGATGCTTGAACTGCCTGTGACTGCCCTTTTGAGCTACTATACGCCACCCGTCATTTTCAATTAGCCTGATAACATCCCTAACCTTCACGGTTGTTTACTCCTCGCATGGAGCGCCCGCCTGCTCCAGCAGCGCCGCGAGCGCCTGCTTAGGTATGCGCCAAGATCGCCCAAGCATCACCCCGCGCAGCCGGCCATCGTCTATCATCCGGCGAATGGTTTTTCGACTGTAACGCATGTAGTCGGCCACTTCGTCAATGGTGAGCATTTCGGGAAGGTCAGCCCACTCTGTCATCTCGGTTACGTTCGCCATTGCTGAACACCTCCAGCCATATTGTAACCCTATCGCCCGATGCGCGTCAATTCATCCCTTGACGGTACATTATGAGCAGTGTTATACTGTCCTCAGATGTTAAGTAAATGGCAATTCAATAAACTATTCCGACGTTACAGCGTGGTTTTCCGAAACCATCAAGGAATATGAACTGTTCCCGGCGTGGGTTTATTATGACAGCTATTCGGCGCGGTATTTTGTGGAGGAAATGACGCTCCAAGGCTTTAATATGGTTAGGTGCATACAGGGCGCGAAAACCTTGTCCCTGCCTATGCAAATGTTAGGCGCGGACTTGCAGGCGCACAGGGTTATTTACAACAACAACCCTATCTTGAAATGGTGCTTGACGAATACGGGCATACAGACCGACCGCAACGGAAACATTGTACCCATAAAAAACCAATCTCCCCGGCAACGGATTGACGGAGCGGCGGCGTTATTGGATTGTTACGTCGGACTATACGAACATTACAACGAATTCATAAATGCAATTTAGCCCTAAATTGAATTGAGGGCAACGAAAGGGGCTTTGTTATGAAGCTGAAAGATAAGAAAATAGAGATTTTAGCCGTTACGCACACACAAGACCCGGAGGGTTATTCGATTGAAACATTAACCCCCATATCCCCGCCCATGTGGGCATACTTCCGGCAATTATCCGGGAAAGAGGTTTACGCAGCTATGTCCGTTCAAGCCGTCGAGGAAGTCCAATTCGTGATTAACTGGCGGGACGACATAACCACGCGGCACATTGTCCGCTACAAGGGCGTTGATTATGATATTACCCGCGTTGACACGTTTGAGGGGTACAAGCAGGATTTAACGCTGTATGCGAAGCGGAAACGGTAACGCAATTATTGCAACGACTTAAACCATCTATAAAGTATCAAGAATTAGTCACGATATTATAACCTTTTCTTGATTTTTAGCATTTACTATGCTATTATAACATTGGTTAATTATACCACGGTACAGGAGGTTTGGCGAAGTGGCTATAAGTTATAACAAGTTATGGAAATTGCTAATAGATAAAGGTATCAAGAAAACACAGTTAAAGACGCTGGCGGGGGTTAGCACAAATGTAATTGCCAAATTAGGAAAGAACGACCCTGTTTCAATGGAAACGCTGGCTAAAATATGCGCTGCTTTGAATTGCGATATAGCCGACATCGTAGAAATGACAAGCCATACAGGAAACGGGGGTAAATAATCGTGGCAACTAAGGCAGGAAACAGAAACTTAAACGATAGCGCGAGAAATAAGCAGGACGAGTTTTATACTCAGCTTTCGCTTATAGAGAGCGAACTAAAACATTACAAGGCACATTTCAAGGATAAAGTCGTTTTATGCAATTGCGACGACCCTTTTGAAAGCAACTTTTTCAAATACTTTGCTATCAACTTCAATTCATTAAGCTTGAAAAAACTGATTGCGACCTGCTATGCAACGTCACCGATTGTTTATACTCAGTTAAATTTATTCGGTACTGAAACAGTCGTCGGCAAAGAGGAAAGTGAAAAGAAACCGTACAAAATCGAAATTACCGAGGTTACAGACGAAAACCAAGACGGGCGCACAGACCTTGCAGACGTGGAATATCTATTGCGAAACCGTAAAAACACTCTTACCCTATTGGAGGGTGACGGTGATTTTCGCTCCCCGGAATGTGTAGAGCTATTGAAGCAAGCGGATATTGTCGTCACTAACCCGCCCTTTTCACTATTTCGTGAGTATATGGCTCAACTTATGCAATACGAAAAAGATTTTTTAATAATAGGAAACTTGAACGCAGTAAAATACAAAGAAATATTGCCGTTATTTATGACTGACAAGGTTTGGCTCGGTAATAATAGCGGACATTTCTGGTTTATGGTGCCGGATACATACGAGGAAAAGAAAACAGATTTTAAGATTGATGAAAACGGACAGAAATGGCGGCGTATGGGTAATATTTGTTGGTATACCAACCTTGATATGGTGAAACGTCACGAGGACATGACCCTTTTTAGAACGTATACCCCCGAAGCATACCCGAAATACGATAATTACGACGCAATAGAGGTTAGTAACAAAGCAGATATACCTTGCGACTATTACGGTGTTATGGGTGTTCCTATTACGTTTATGACAAGTCACAACCCAGCGCAATTCATTATTGAGGGCGTATTGAATAGTGGAAGTGGCAATCAATACGATTATGCGAAAGCTATGTTAAAAGGCAAACAGCTATATACACGAATACTAATTCGTAGAAAACAGGGGGCGAGCGAATGAAAATCAAGTTACACGAAATCCCCGTCCGCGAAGTCGTAGCGGGCTATATAGACAGCGCGGAAAATGGCGTGGTAGGTTATAACGGACGTTTGAACATTCGCCCCGCTTTTCAGCGTGAGTTTATTTATAAAGATAAGCAGCGCGACGAGGTAATCCGAACGGTTAGAAAGGATTTTCCGCTCAATGTTATGTATTGGGTGCTTTCGGACGACGGCAATTATGAAGTGCTGGACGGGCAGCAGCGCACAATCAGCATTTGCCAATATGTGGCGGGTGATTATTCCATAGACCACATGGGCTTTGATAATCTCACAAAGTCGGAGCAAGAGCAGATTTTAGACTATCCCCTTATGATTTATATTTGTGAGGGAACGGACAAGGAAAAATTAGATTGGTTTGAGATTGTCAATATGGTAGGCGAACAGCTATCAGCGCAGGAACGCCGAAACGCCATTTATACGGGCGAATGGCTAACCGAAGCAAAGAAGTATTTCAGCAAAAACGGCTGTCCCGCTTATGCCATAGCAAGCGATTATATGAAAGGCTCACCGATACGGCAGGAATACCTTGAAACCGCCATACGCTGGATTGCGGCGCGTGATGATAAGAAAATTGAAGATTATATGGCGGCACATCAGCATGACACGAACTGTAACGAATTATGGCTATACTTTCAGACCGTCATAAATTGGGTAAAAGCTACGTTCCCGAATTACCGCAAGGAAATGAAAGGGCTTGAATGGGGCGTTTTCTTTAATAAATACGGCACAGGCAAATATGACCCGAAACAGCTTGAAGCGCGTATTGTTGACCTTATGCAAGATGTCGCCCCTGACGGAGATATAACAAAACCAACGGGCATATATGAATATTTGCTGTCCGGCGAGGACAAGAAGTTTGAGCGCGTTTTAAGCATACGCGCCTTTACCCCGAAAATGGCGAGGGCGGCTTACGAGCGTCAAAAAGGTATTTGCCCGAAGTGTAAAAAGCACTTTGCCTTTGACGATATGCAAGCCGACCATATAACCCCGTGGAGTAAAGGCGGCAGGACGACCGCCGCAAACTGTCAAATGCTTTGCGCTGATTGTAATAGACGAAAGAGTGATGTTTAGTGCGAGTATCGCGGCTTATCTTTAAGTATCGTTTAGCAGATTTAAGCGACAAACAAGCGACAAAACGAAAGCGGAACACGGCAAAAACCCAGTAGTATCAAGGGTTTGTGCCGTGTTTTATATAGTCTTTTGCGGAATGAATCGTGACATACATACTATTGTGGCTTTGGCGTTTCTTGCAATCGCAATTGGATTGTCAGAAGAACTCTATTTCAGGGGAATTATACTGAGTAAGCTGAGGACTTGTTTTACAATCAAGCAAACAGTTATCTTAACAAGGAGGTTGTGAGCCATGAAGGAGCTTGACGTGACTACAGGAAACACCCCGGCCACCATGCCCACAGCGCCGGCGAACATGTCAGGAGCCACCT